GCCGCTGAAAGCACTGGTAAAGGTTATCACCATTTGGCTTTTACTTGGGTAAGAAAATGTGCCTTCACATTGTGTTCCTGCAGAGTCTAGTACAACGGCTGTAGGTTCGCCGTTTAAGTTGTGATTGATAGTCCACACAGCACTTGCGATGGCTTGAGTGTGAACATAGAAAATCTCTCCACCACCTGGGCCTTGCGGACCTGGAGATGAAATAACAACTGTTGGAATTACTGGCTGGATGATTACTGCATCATCACTCATCGGGTTACCTCCGCTGATACCACGACCTGGCCTTGTGCCAATCGGTAAACAATTCCACCTTGAGAAGTTATCTCGATGTCATAGTAGTAGGTTCCAGCGATGATTGCTCGAGTTTGAACAGCCGTTGCTTGAACCACCACGGTTCCATTGGTTGGGGTTGGAATTGTAATGCCGTTTCCACCCGTAGCCAAAGATAAGACAGCCGTTGGGCTTTCAGGCAAAGAACGGATCTGCAAGGCTGCGGTGTAGCCAGTTAGATTGATTGGGACCGTAGCAATACCGCCTGAAATGTAAATGCCTGTTGCTGGATTTGTGACTGTAAAAGTAGATGAAGTAACACCCGCAATCGTTGCCGCTTGAAAATTGTATTGAGATGGCAGTACGCCTGAAATGTTTACCGTTTGACCGCCAAAGAAATTATTATCGGCAGTAAAAGTAACAGTTGTGCCATTGCCTGAAATGTTTGTGATGGTTGCAGGTTGTTTGTATTGAAAGTTAATGAACCAGTTAGCGCCTTGATTTATTGTGGTGTTGTAAACGACAGCCATTTCACTCCTTTGGCACTTCAGATTGCGTTGGAACAATCATAGCGCTTCCACATTTAGAGCAATGCGACATTGACTTTGGCATTGGCAGGTTACAACTTGGGCAGAAGTTGGCGAGCGCTCCAAAGTAGGAAGCAATGCTAACTTTACCAAGTAAATCAGAAAAGCCCTGGACCATTGCATCAATGCGATCAGGAGAGTTTGGATCGTTCGGGGTCCATATTGTCATTTGGTCCTCTAGTTGCGGGAAATCTCCAATGTGATGAATGCGGCCTTGTTCATACATTGCAGCAACTGGCTCGGCTCTCAACCTTTTACCAACATGCGCTCGCACTTCTCTGATTGGTAAGCCAAGTCTGATTTGTTTTAACACCGCACTTACCATGTCACCACCTTGATTAACTTCCACCAAAAGGCTGTCGGCTTTGTATTCATCAAAAACAGCAACGGCTTTGCTTGCCCAATCTAAAGGTGAACCTCGGAATGAGTAATCTCCCAAAACATAACCATGACCTGATGCATCAGCGCCGCACACAATGATTCCTGTTTCATCACTGGCGTCTGTATTTGTTATTGCTGGGTCAATTGAAACAACGATGCGTGATAAAGGTGGGGCTTTGTCTAACTTGGCACGGTCAATTAGCCCCTTGGTCCAAAGAGCGCCTTCGACATCTTCCAAAATCTCCCCGTAAAGTTCCTGACGGCCCAAGCGGGTGTTGTTGTATCGGGCTTGGAGTTCCAACAACGCTGCTGGGGCAAGGTTGGCGGCATTATCAAAGGTTGAACCCTTGGTTGTAACCACAGAGCCGTCTTTGCGGCCCGCTAAGGCCCGAATGAGGGGCGTTGGGCGGGGTGTGGTGGTAACGATGATCCTTGGGTGTTCGCCCAAGCGAAGGCCAAACTGCAATTGGTCCCAGGCGTCTACATATCGATAGGCGGCTAACTCATCACACCAAGCGCCGTGGTGTTGAGGACCTCTAAAACGGTCAGGTTCATCGGCTGAGAACAACTTCATGCGAGAACCGTTGTTTAAAACAATCTCACCAATGCTGCGGTTGTAACTCTTTAACATTTTATATCGGCGCAGAACAGTTAAAACACCTGACTCACCCTCGGCACAAGTATCTCGAGCGTCAGCAAATGTTGGTGCAACGATGGCCCATCTAGTTCTCGGTTGGCTGATCGCTTCCCACGCTAACCACTCCGCTGCTGTCCTCGTTTTCCCCGCTCCCCGCCCCGCCATGTACAACCAAATCGACCACTTCCCCTTCGGTGGCAACTGTTCCGCTCTCGCTTGGTCCACCTTCCAACGCCAACGGCTCGCCATGATCCACGCTTCGGATGATTTGAAGGATTCTTTCAATCTCTCCGTCAATATCTCTGTGTCCGTCATAAGTCACCACCTCCGCTTGCACTCGTTGCGCTGCATCCAGCCCTAACAATCTTGCCCTTCTTTCCATCAAACGCAAAACGGTGTTGATGGCCTTGTCATCACCTTTAAGCGCTCTGTTCCACACTGCTACTTGTAATCTATCAATTCGATCCAATTCTTGCTTGCGCACTTCATCCGCAGGTTCATCCAGCACCCTTTTGATGGCCCGCTTGTAAGCGGCGTAAGCCCCTGTTGCATCGGCATAACCTGTTTGGTCAGCGATCGCCGCCCAGGTTAAACCAGCCCTACGCAATTCCAGGACTTTGATTTCTTTGTCCACCAATTCAGGGTCTGGAACCTTGCTGTTTTGACTCACTTGATTGATTACTTCTCGGTCAATAGTTCGGCTTTACCACCCGTGATGCGTTCCCACCTGGCAATAATTACATCGCAATACTTAGGGTCAATCTCCATCACTCTTGCCCTACGGCGGGTTTGGTCAGCCCCAATCAAAGTGCTACCGCTGCCTGCAAAAGGGTCTAACACGATATCGTTTACTCGAGAGGAATTGTTGATGGCTCTTGTAATTAATTCAATTGGCTTCATCGTTGGGTGTTCTTTGTTTGAACGAGGTCTTGGAACTTCCCAAACGGAGTCTTGTTTGCGGTCAGGTGGTTCTTGATGCGCCGCCCCTGGAGTCCAGCCGTAGAAAATGCTCTCATGGCGATAGTGGTAATCGGCACGGCCCATAACAAGAGCATCCTTGACCCAAACCAAAGTGTGTCTCCAAACCTCGAGTTCGCTCAAGGGAATGCTGAAGGCTTGGAAGAGATTGCCTGAAGGTGCGGCTACATACCAGCAAGCACCTTGCTTTGTAAATGTAATCATTGCGTTAAAAGACTCCCGCAGAAACTCTTCCAACGCACCAATGTCCAAATTATCGTTTTCAATAGTCATGCCGCCTTGCCCTACATAAGACACTCCGTAAGGTGGATCGGTCCAAACTAAATCGACCATTTCCTCGCCCAGCAGTTTTTGATACGCATCGACCTCGGTTGCATCACCGCAGTACATCTTGTGTTGACCTAAAATCCAAAGGTCACCGTGTTTTACTTTGGGTTCGACCTCTTGCGGAAGTTCATCCTCGTTTAAAGGTTCGGCTTCAATTACCTGGGGCATATCAAAGCCAAGCGCCTCAATATCTATTTCTTGATCGTGCAATTCTAATAATTGTTCTGTTAAAACAGCCTCATCCCAATCGGCTAATTCAGCAGTTCGGTTGTCGGCTAAAGCGTAAGACCTGGCGGTTTTCTCATCCCAATCCCAAGGCACAACGCTTACATCAATGTAATCCCATTTCAGACCTTTTGCCGCTTCCAAGGTGCCGTTGCCAGCCAACACAACGCCCTGACTTGTTACAACAATTGGTTTGCGCTGCCCAAATTGCTGCAAACTGTGTGTGATTGCATCAAGGTTTCTTTGTGAGTGCGTGCGAGCATTCTTTGGGTCAAGAGTTAAATCTTTGATCAGCCTTCTCTGTACTTCCATTGCCCGCCCTTTTACTTAGTTAAATTTAATCGTGCATCCAATAAATCGTCAATGCTGCTTAACAAGAGTTCTTTCTTTTGATGGTTCACTCGATTGCCATATTTATCAATGAGCATCTCTCTGATGTTACCGAGCGCTTCATCTATCTCAGCAACTGTTACTTCTCCATCAATAACAATCATGGCATTTATTCTACTCTTTTGGTCTCCGTGTCCGCTTTTCTGCAAGCGTGACCACATCCGATTCACGATAATAGACATTTCTACCTACTTTCTGCACCCACACTAATTGTTTTCGATGTTGTAATTGCCTAAGATTGTTCATTGATATGTTTAATCGAACTGCAACTTCCTGCGCAGATATTAATCCTTCATCTACCATCCTGGCGCTTCCGTTCTACTAACTTGAGCCTGACCTCGTGAAGCAGAAGTGCGATTGGCTTTTGGCACAAGACCGATGTCAGATGCATTGATTTCCAACGCCGTTTTATCTTGGCCGTCTCTGCCTTTAAATGTTGATTGTTTCATGCTGCCCTGAACAATTACGGTGTCACCCTTGCGCAAAGCATCAACCAAGGCCTCCCCTTTTTCTCCCCAGGATGTAACTCGAAACCAAATAGTCTCGCCTTCAACCCAAGTGTCACCTTTCTTTTCTTTTGGTGTGTGTGCCAAAGAAAATGTTACAAGGCCTGTTTCGCCACGACTTGTTTTTACAAACTTTAACTCAGGATCGGACCCTAAATTGCCTTTTACTGTTATTGGAATGCTCATGTTTTCCCTTCCTTTAGGTCTGTAATCTTACCGTTTTCTTGTAATAAAACAATGCGACCGTCGGGTAAAACCATGGGTGCTTTTTCGGGTTCATCCCACGAAGCCACCATCCAACCTTTATCCGTTGCGTAAGCGGGGTTAGCGTGGATTGATTCCGTCGACATGTTGTGGCAACCGTGGTGGACCCACATTAAGTTAGCCACAGCATCTTTGCCTCCACGAGATTTTAACTTGCGGTGGTGCAAAGCCATCGATTCAGAGGCGACGGCACCGCATTTTTCGCAGTAACCCGCCGCTCTCTGAACCACCAATTCCACGATGGACTGTTTAATCGTCATCCTCTTCCTCGTCTTCATAAATTTCATGAGACGGGACAGAGGGTTGATCCACACGCAAGGGAAGGCCAAAAGGTGAACTCATTAGTACCAACCTCCATGTAAGTCAGGTCCTGCTTTTTCTTTCCAAAACTCCCACGCTTTGCAGGGAGTTCCGTAACGCTTGTAAATATATCGAAGGCCCGCATCAATTTGAATTTGAGGGTCCTTTGGCTTGTACGGATATTTGTAATTGCCCCAAGTCGAAGGAAGAAACTGTGCAATTCCGTAGGCGCCTGATGTTTTATTCAGGGCCGTTGAACGCCAGTTACTTTCTTTTTGCCAAAGTGAGTGCAAACACGCAAACTCACGCTGAGGGTTGAGCCACTTCGACTCAACTTTCATTAAGGCATATTGCTTGGGGTTCATCGATTTAATCTTGAGCGCTTGGTTGTGCTGAGGCGCTTGAGCAACCGATGGCGATGCGTACACAAACCCAACCGCTAAAACGGCCGCTAAAAGGATCTGTGCGTAAAACTTAACGGCTTACTCCTTCAGCCCCTTTCGACAGGCTTCGCAGAGTTTTTCTCCGTAGTGCCATGCACCATACGCACAGCGATTTATCATTACATCCATTTTTAGTTCCTCTCGGTTCGACAATGGAGCGTTCTTATTTTACCCTGATACGGCGGCTAGATTAGGTTTAACCCGCCACCTTCCGCAAGCCTCTTCGTAGGCTTTTTCTGATTCATACGGATATTTAAAGACTTTTGAATGACTTTGACCATTTGGCTCGGTTAAAGTTACAACACGCTCTAACACGCAGGTAGCGTGGTCAACAAATGACTGGTAGGACTTTACGGCCTCCAGCGCATCATCAAATTGCCTGGACCATACTTTTTCACACACCGTTCCTGAGTCAGTAATGCAAACAACGGTGAAAATGTACTCTTTCATTCGCTCTCCTCCTTGTAGTTTATTGTGTGATTACATTGTGCGCACAAGACATCGTTATCAATGTTGCCCCAGTCATCGGTCATCAAAGTTTCCTTCCAAACTGCACCGCAACTTTTACCTTCATCTTGGCAAGTGCCGCACCTTTCAGCGCAGACAATTTCCCGATCAACATCAGTTGAATAAATGCCTGAACCCATCATTGAAAATCCTGGAGTCATGGGTACATCAAATCGACGCAAAATTGACTCATTTGATCCAATGGAACCTTGCATTCTTTTGGTGTTGTTGCTGAATTTGCCCACCAAATAACGCCCACAAGCAGCCCAACAGCAACTGCCCTGCGGCGCCGTACATATTTGCTTTGCATTTTCATTTTTTATCCTTTCCTCGGACTTTAACAACGGACAAGATGTTATGGGGTTCTAGTCCGTATTGGTGCAGAGCATCGGAGATCTGCAACCAAACCGCCTCTCGCATCAGCGCATTTCTGTGTGACGCACTCATTGGAATTTGTGGGTTTTCAATTGGCAATTCGCCTTTGGTTTCCACTTCCAATTCAACTTTAAATTTAAACATTAAGACCTCCAGGTTTGTGTTTCATAATTAGTCAGAATTAAGTGGCAGTTAAAGGCCCTGTCCCACACAGTTTGAGTTTCGCAATGCTGTGTTGTAAGAAAAGCCCTGGCCAGCAAAACTGACAAGTAGTTATCTACCCAAAAGGCATACTTCCAATGCAGCATGGGCTGTGGGTCAAAGCGGCCCATTTGTTCAGCCCAGTGACCGCCCCAAGGCATCGAAGTGTGGACTAAGTGTTCAAAGTCCTCCTCGATCATGTGGAGTTTTATTTCGCTCATTTATTTACCAAAAGAGCGTGTTGGTCGGCGCAAGGAATACAGACGGCCTCTCGAAACTGCTCGCCGTTGTCGTATTTATACCAGCGCAGTTCAAAATGGCTGGTGGATGTTCCGCAAAAGCCACAAGTTCTCATTATTTTGCCTCCGTCATGTAGTTGCACCCAGGACATCTTGCGTAATGCTGGAACTTCTTGTCGGTGCCAATTTGCATGGCGCTCACTCCATACATCGCCGTGTTGCATTTAGGACAGATTGGATCTGCCACACCATTTACGGTGATTTTAACTGGTGCTTGTTTCATTATTTGCCTTCCTGATAGTAAGGATTTTTCTTACAACCCATGTTTGGACAATAAATGCCGTGCGTCATACTGTCCCTGAGTTTGTAACCGCAGTTCCCGCATTTCATTACTTTGCCTCCACCTTTACATAAACTCGTGTCACTCGAGTGCCGTCTCGGTTTTCAATCTCTAGGCAACCTTCGCCGTTGCTAAAAGGTATAAGCACCACTTTTGCAGGATCATAATTTAGTATTCTTTTAATTCGCTTTTGACCCGCTGGTGTGATGGCGTCTGCATAAGTTCCACCGCACCCACAGGCGCATCCTGTTTTGCCATTATAAGTTTTTGTTGCTGTGTCCAATAATTCTTGAATTGATTTCATAATTATTTTGCCTCCTTTGATAATGCTTTTACATATTTGTAAGCAACATCAATCTTGCGCATGGCCTCGTATTGCTGTGGGCCTTTTGTTCCAACTTTTCCATCGGTTAAATTAAATGCTTCACCTTTTGTAACAAACTGTGGAACATTTTGGTTACGCCATTCGGCTAAAATCTGATCTAATTGACCAAACTCAGCCATTGTTACTCGTTTTGCATTCCGAGCCATTTGGTGCCTTCTTTCTCTTAGGGGCTTTCGCCCTGTTGAGACATACATTGCCATACATAAGAAGGAATGTGGAGTATTTGTGCCACTAAATGTCTAGAACTTTACGCCTGTTTTCCTGTGAGTTTTATCCACAATCGGACAATTAGGTCCGCCACAGCCCAACTTCCAGGAATGCCTGGGGGCCATAAACTTTATTAGCGGTTATTTCGATAACTTGGCCATCATCAATATAGGCAATTGCCGTCATTGCATCCAATGCGGCTCTAATTAATTTATCTAAGTCAGGCGCAACTGTTGGAAAGTCACGCTTTACTGTTTTGGGTTTGAGCATTACAAATAATAAATCTAATTTTACTGGTCCTGGTTCAGGTGTACATCCTGCACGCTTGGCTTCGATAGCGATGGCTGATCGCCACACCGCTAACTCTGCTCCTTTGTTGTGAACCACATGTCCGTTGAAAACTCTCATTGAACCCTGCGGCACAGGAATTCCGTCTACTCTAAAACTAATCACATCTCAATAGTAACCGCATCATACAAACATGACCATTTCTGCTGTCCTTGATTATCAACTAAAGAAGCATCTCTTGCTCCTGTGTAATCAGGTTCAGATAAAAATGTCACCATCCATTTATGATCGCCAATCACTACTGTGTCACCGTTTTGCACCGACTTGGGCATTACGATTCGTGTACTCATTTCAACCTCCAAGTTGTAATGGTTACGAATAATTGTAAGGGTTACAAAGGTTTCTTGTCATCTTTTTAGAGGTTATTTCCTAAAACTTTGTTTAAGTAATTGTTTGATTGACTCGGGCGCTGGCACGGCATTTGCCCTGGCATCCTCTTGTTCTTGTTTCCAACGCTCGTACTCTTCTCGTTCTTTACGAGTCTTTTCTCTTGAAACCGCCAATTCAGCCTCACGCTTTTCCTCAACGGATAAAACTCGAGGAGGCAAGGCGGAGTCATTCCATCTGTGAGCATTAAGCCAGGTGGCGGCGTGAGCGGTAAAAGATGGGTGCCTGTTTGGATCGGTCGCATAACGAATTACGCCAGCAATAATTACATCGGGTGCTTCAACTTTGATGGCTTTGTCCCAGGCTTTCTTTGCAGCCTGCTTTCCAACTTTGATCGGGTAGTTAATCCAAAATAAATCAAAATCATCGGATGTTTCATTGGATGGTTTATTAGGGTGGTTCATGGGGCGTGAGAGTCGCCCCGTAGACGGAGCCAAAGTCGCCCCGTTCTCGGCTTCAAAGTCGCCCCGCTCATCACGAGTAGTCAGGTTGTCGCCCCGTAATCTTTTAATGTTGATCGTATATTTGTGGGGTCTGCGGTCCTCACGGCAATTAATGCTGCCGCCTTGCCCTTTTGCCATCCATAGGTATTTCTCGGCCACAAGGCTGTTCACAGCCCTTTGTACGGTCCTTACAGAGATGGATGCCTTGGCAGCCATAGTTGCCTGGGAAGGCCAGGCTTCAGTTCCGTCGTCAGATGCGTGGTCGGCTATTATCAGAAGGACCATCTTTTCTATTGTTGGTAGATCTGTTCGCCAAACTTCTGACATCAACCGAATGCTCATAAGTCTCCTTCACTTCCTTGTGGGTTATTCCGTACATTGTTAACGATTGCAGCGCCCTACTCAACTGAATGGGGTATTTGTCAGGTTCGCCCACCGATCGGCGTTCCATGCTTGTAAGACCGCCCCAAACGCCAAAGGTTTCATTTTCGAAGGCGTAAGCCAAGCAGTCCCTTTGAATGGGGCAACGGCCGCAAATCGAACGGACCGCATTTATATATTTATATGCCGTTGAGTTTCTTTCCTCCTCTATTCGATAAAAGAGATCAGTTTCAACTCCCTGGCACTCGGCCAATTCCCAATTCACCTCTGTGTACTTGGGCATCCCACCTCTCCTGTCGGGTCAAAGTAAGAACAGAAACGGCTGCAAAAGAAAATGCGTTCAGTGGGGGCTGGCGCTGGTTCTTTCTGTTCTACTATCGTTTTGATATCTTCTAGCCAAGCCAAGCCTTCCTCAGCCACGGCAGAATTGTAATCTTCCACATGCACTTTAATGTCGCTCATTTCGCCATCCCTGGGGATCGCAACCAAAGCCACCTGTTTAACTTCATGGCCATTTTTAGCCAATAAGTATCCATAAAGTTGAACCTGCATTCGTTGCTGTGCGCTTGGGAAATAACGCAAAGATTTAACCTTGGTTGTTTTCCAATCAACCACCAGGCCCTGGTCCCTAATAAAAAGGTCCACATGTCCCTTAAGGTTGCCAAAGGTTACCTCTTGTTCAATCAGAAAATTATCACCAAACGGGTCCTCTCGAATAATTGATTTCTCAATTCCCGCATGAATGAAAGTTCCCAGGATTGCTGCCAACTTATCGGTGTTTTCATTGGTTGTTGGCGTTTGTTTTAAATCATGCCAAACACGGCGCCGACAACCGCCAATGCTGGAAGGCCCAACTTCAACCTGCTGGGAACGATCACGCTGGGCATCATAGGCATTAAGCGACTTGGTTAGCATTCCGTGCAAGTCAATCATAGATTTAACTTTCTAAGAATTGCGTAAATGCGCTCTAATAAAAGATTAACTTTGGTGCGTAATGTTTCCAAGTTAATCATTTCAACAGTTGCCGTTTTGATCGTTGCTGTTGCAGTTTCTACCGTGGCGGTTGTCGTGTCGGTTGTAGCCGTTGCTGTTGTTGTTTCCACCGCCACAGGGTTGGGAATTGGATTTGGTTGGATCGTTGGCTCCACCCTGTTATTTCCAGGACTAGTTTCAGAAGTAAACTTTTGAACGGTTTCTACGGTGTAGGAAATAACTGTTTGATTATTTATTACAACAGGCTCCTTGGGTTTTACCTCAACTTGTCTTGTAACAGTCCATTCTTTGGTTTCTAAATCCACCTTGACTTGAGTATTTGAATTATTGTTGCCAATTCCAGCGTGGCCTGTGCCTTGTAAAACATAACTTTCCCCTGGTTGCAGCGTAAGCCTGGAATATTCTGAT